AACGAGACCGTACATATCGGGACGCACCATCTTCTTGGCGTACCGAGTCATCACGCCCTTGCGGGGCACGAAGTCTTCAGGGCCAAAGATAGTGGGAGTAGTCTGCAGTGGTACGTAAGGAGCGTACACGTATCCGCTTTCAAGGAAAGAGGAACCGCGACGTCCAACGAGGACTACAGTCCGTGGGAAGTACGGGTCTACATAGACATCGAACTTCTTGGAGAGACTACCCACCTTCACAGCACCAGCCGTACCACGGTCACCGTCAGCGGTAACATTGGCACGGAAACCAGCGGTGAACTCCAGGATGTTGGCAACTTCAGGTCCACAGACGATGAAGTTAGCGCCACCACGCAGAGTCTTGCGGTGGATTTGTGCAGAGACGTCATTGACAGTCTCGATGAGGGTCTCATACCACTCACTCACAGTACCGGTGAAGTCAGGAGCCTTGGCAGATGCGCCAATTTCCTGTCCGGTGGTCCGGTTCACGAAGAGACCGGGAGAGCGAGACCAGTAATAAGTACCAGCCTTGGCACCCACAATGAGATCTTCAAGAATTTCTTGATCAATCTCAAGAGCAATCTGCTCAGAGAGAATCGAGGTCAATTCAACCTCTGCATCAAGGTTGTGGTATGCGTTAAGATCTTGTCCTAACTCAGGGGTCCACTTAGCCTTGAGCTTCTTGCTCTTCGCTGTGATTGCCACGGAATCGACCTTGATGTCGATTTCGGGGATGCGCTCGTTGTTTTCCAAGCCCCATACGGTCGTACCAATAACGGAACCGAGAGCAGCACTGCCGCTAAAGTTATCGTTAATGGGGAACGTGAGGTTCAGGTTTTGAGCGGCACCAGTAAGAGCGCTCAACAAGGAGCCGTTGCTTGCTCCGTCAAAGAGAGGTACCGAACCACTCCTGTTGACGAAAACCAGATTCACCTTCCAGTTGGCAGTTCCGGGATCTTCCGAAGTAGAACCTGAACTTAAACTCGAACAACGACGCACCAAGGTGGCGGCGTTCTCAATTGCCGTATCACTCGTAGTGAGCTTCTGGATGGCTACCAAGTTTTCGGTATTAAGCTGCTCCAAGTTACCGTTACCGGAACCTGTTAACTCAATGACCACAGCGGACGATCCAGAAAGATCCGGATCGTAGTTACACAAACCATCCAACGTTGCTTGGTTAGCAGCGTTGAGAGGGTTAGGACCTGCGCCAACAGCAGCACCCACAGTACCAGATGAAACCAGTACCAGCGCACTGCACGCGATACCCGTAGCCGAACCAGTCGGAGATGCATAACCGTTGTTGAGCGCATAAGGCCCAGCTTCAGCATTCGTACCTGTCAAGGTTACACCACCCGTGATCTGGGAACCAATGCGCCCACCACCATAGAGTGATTCTTCTGTTGCGCCATAGCCCAACCGCGGAAGTCCTGCGCCGTTACCCGACGTAGTGAAATCCAAGAAGAAGATGAGACCCGAGGGGAGACTCATCGGTTGAACACTAACAAGATCGTTAGCAATCAAACCCGCGAAAACACGACGGACGATGGGGAATGCGACGGCCGCGAAGCCCTCAACATCTCCACCGGACATCGTAGATGCCTCACGGAGAAGCTCTTTTGCTTGGTTCTCAAGCAGCCGAGCCATAGCATTGCGGTGACGCTCATTTCCGAGACCTTCAAGAAGTCCCGTGCGTTCCCACTTTTCTAATAATGCGTGCCCTTCGGCGCGCATGTCACGATTGATAACACCTTCGGTCAATCGTTCAATAATACCAGCCATTTTAAAATACCTCCTATAATATATGTATTTGTATCTATTTGATACCTGCTAGTCTTTTCATCCTATCCGCGACGGGATCGGATGGCGTACTTTCCTTGCGGGAAGCACGGATAACAGAAGTGCTGCGACGACCAATTGCTTCGCTCAGTGATTGTGGTCCACGTTTTGGGGTGGACTCCACTGCGCTTTCGAGCGTATGGTATATTGTCTTGGCTTCTGTTACAGAACCAGCTTTCGAAATAGCGTCGGCAATCTTAGTTTTTTGCCGCTCATTTAGGGAGGTATTTCTCAAAACACGGTTCGTGTAAAGCAAGCGAGCATTCGAAAGGTTCACATCATGTAAACCTTCTTTCAAGCCATTGAGTGCATGCTTATATTGTTCGAGGGTCTCTTTGAGTTGTTTATTTTCAAAAACCAACTCTTCTTGAGCCTTCTTTAAAGTCTCTAATTCTTCTTCAACATCGGTACTACGACGATGCGCGATTTCGCGTTCCATCTCGTATTTTAATTGGTCGGATGGGCGGCCGGCCCAGCCAGAGCGATCTGCGCCCATATCGACTGTGAGTTTTTCTACAATCTGATCAACCAGTGCATCCGTAATGTCACTTTCTTCGAGGCCGGCGTTTTTCATGGCCTCGGAATCGGCTTCTTCTGCAGCGGCAGAACCAGCCAGCGCTTGCGCGCTATTTTCTTCGTCGTCCTCATCATCATCGCCTGTTACATCTACATTATAAAGATCGTCGGCGCCGATTTGGGTTTTTTCGTCGAGCTTCAAGAGTTCAGCAATAGTTTCCATGCCGATATCAATCTCTTGGGCGTCTTGAAGCTGGGTGACAGCTTCTTGGAGTGCGTCCAAATCAATTTGTACTTCTACTTCTTCGCCGCTCTTAGGTAAGTGGCTCAAGTTCTCACCTTCGTTCTCGGAGAGGTTGTCCGTGGCCGCTAGGGGGATGTCTGCTGAGACATCTTCACCGGTGCCGACATCTGCCTCTGGGGCGCCCATGTCGCCCATGGGATCTCCAAGATCAGCCATGGGTTCTTCAAGGCCGAGTTCATCTTCTTCTTGCTCTAACAGACGATTTAGGGTCTGCCGGACCTCATCCGCATATTTATCAATAACGGTGGTTTCTGCGTTTTTAAGCGCAGCTTCACGGAGAGCCTTGGCATCCACGATAGCATCTTGTAATAGACTAGACATTAATGTACTCCTAGAAATGACATTTGTTCAAAATAAATAGTATTATTGATCTCGAAACGACTATTATGTTCCATTCTTTGCGATAACCCACCAACTCTCTCCGTCGCACTGTAAGGTACATGTCGAATTATTATTCTTAAGTAGGTAGGAATCGTCTCCATCAATTAAATTTCCACGGCAGAGTACCACACATGTGTTAGAGGAGGCTATTTTCTTAATATTCAGCAGTCGCCCCTTGGCAGTACCGGGAGGGGGAAGGTTAATAACGACATGATTATCTTGCGTATCCCCCAAAATCGTATAATCATAAGTATCTACATCATAGGTAGGATCATCCACCTTCTCCATGTTGGCACTCACACTATTGGCTACAGCAAGATGTGTAGTGGCCACCGTCCCGTTAACTGTTAATGTTTGATCGCTACTTTTAAATTTTAAATGGCCACTCGTCTGGAAGTTTCCTCCGCCGCCGCCACCCTTGAGTTGTACTTCGCCTTCAGTGCCTTGCGCCCGTGGGATCTTAGAGTTCAGATAGCGCCGATAGAGTTCATCCACAGTAATACGCCGCAGGAGACTGCGCGACGCATCATAAATTAACATCATATCTGGATCCGCAACGGTTTGGCCATTAGCGTGAACATTGCGGAGGTTGTCGATGGGGAACAGCTCCAAATTATCTAAGTGTTTCACCGATACCCCATTTAACTGNGCGCCTTTTCCTTTTAAAAGCTCGCGTACTGTTTGGGATAAGTCAGCTACTTGTTGTCGTAGCTCCGTGAGAGAACAGTTTACTTCTTCTTGGAGGGGTGCGTGCGCATCTTTGTTATAAGCCATACTCTATATTTACCTTTAGGGAGTTCGGACGGGAGTCTTTGTAGTGATAATTAGGCTTCCCAAATTATAATCGCTCTCATAATGAAAACCAAAATCATATCTTTGAAGAATCTGTCCCACTAAATCTTGCATGCGCATTGAATTTCCCGTGATGATACGCAGGGGAGTGTCATAGAGAAGGACAAAGTTTTCTACTTTAGCTTGAACAGCACTATGATAAAGTCCGTGTAAATCCAGGGTACGCATAATAATAAATAGTCTTAAAAAAAAGGACGCCCCCCACGCGGAGGGGCGCCCAGTAAAAAAGATGAAAACATCTCTGTGTTAAAACAAGTTTAACCTAGTAGATTGCCCATCCTACATCTTGCGTACCAGTCCAGATCAACGAGACCGCACCAGAAACTGATTCGAGTCGAATTGCTTCCGAACGTCCATCGATTTTGTACTTGTTGAAACCACTAGCAGCCGAGCCAGTAATAGCACCATAATTACTCACCGATACTCCGCCCATAAGCTTAATATGCACCACGTCACCAGCACTGGGATCCGACGGCAATGTATAAGTCCGCGCGGCACTCAAACTAGCAGTTGCATAGTTAAAGCCCTCTTTGAGAGCGACATTCAGGTCACCGATACCGTTAGGTGTAGCGGCTGAATCAGCCGAAAGCACACCATTGGTATTGGTAATACCGGATCCAGCAGCCAATTCCATCACATCATCCCATGTGTCACGCTTCACGGTTCCATCAGAATCTAAGAAATAGATAGAATCGTTAGCTACAGAGAAGACTGCAGCGCTAGCACCGGGAAGGAAAATGTTTCCTTTCACTTCCAAAGTACCTTGAGCTTGAACACCCGCAGAAGCTGTGAGTCCCGTACAGCCGATTGCACCAGCAGCAGTAATAGCACCACCTTGCAATGCTAACGACGTACCCGCAAGCGCATCGAATGTACCAGCAGCACCAGACACAACGCCTTCAGCCGTTAAAGTACTCGACGCGCTCACCGCACCAGCGGTGCTTACAGTAAACTTGTTACCACCGTTGTCAAGCTCGATACCGCCATCGAGGTTGGCCAATCCACTAGCAGCAATCGTTGTTGCACCAGCAACTGCACCAGCGGCAGTAATACCACCACTTTGCAGTGCTAACGATGTACCCGCAAGCGCATCGAATGTACCAGCAGCACCAGACACAATGCCTTCAATTGTTGCAGTAGTCGCAGCGGTCACCGCACCTGCTGCAGAAACAGTAAAGTTGGAACCGTTGACGTCGATACCGCCGTCGAGGTCCGAGACCAGAGTCGCAGTCATTTTTCCTGCGGTGGAGACCAGAAATGCTGCGTTAGCAATGTCTAATTCGGCACCAGCCAATTCCCCGCTCCCTGAGAGATCGCCTGTTTGATCCAGGTTTCCGCTCATAATCGCGGCACCCAGTTGAAATTTGTAAGCCATATTTAATACCCTCCTATAGTTGTATTTATTTGGCCACCAAGACAAGATACACTTGTCTCAGCGGAGCAACACATAGCATGTGTGCTCTCTTATAAGTAGTCTCAGGGAGTATCTAAAATATTAGCAGATGAAATATTTACTAATGCCGTCGCAATAAAGCTGAATTGCTGCATAGGGAGATTCTAAAACTATTGAATTTTGGCCATCAATAGTTTGTGATCCACTGGGATAAATGGTGATATTATTGGTATTGGCGGCGCCGCCTTCGTCTTTAAAGACATAAGTTTG